CTTCATATTTTCCCCGAGGTTATCAAGGTCGGCCATACTATAGCCGTTCTCCTCGGTAAATTCCATTAAAGCAGCGAAGCCGAATTTAACCGGTCTTTCTTCGCCTCCTATTTCTACGTATTTAACCATTTGCTTTAAGTGTGTTTAGTGTTTACTATTAAGATACTACGCCGTAAGTTATAGCGCCGCTTAATTCAAACGTAGCTGAGTAAGTTACGTTATCCTCCATTCCGGAATTTACTTCCAAAGAAGTAACGTAAGCTGAAGCTTCCCAGTAGTGGTCCCCAGTTACCTCAGTAGAGAACTTAACGGTAAGCGTAGAGCGTCCGCTCCAAGCTGTCATAAGATCATCTACGCCGTAAGCTGCGTCTTCTGCGTATAGTGCAGATACCGAAATAGTACCGCTTTTAGTTGCTTCTAGTAAGTCTCTGCTTCCGCTAGAGTCCTTACTTGTTGCGTCTCTCGTATCCATTGATAAAGAGATAGAGCCCTCTGTAGCGTGAGCTATTAGAGTGCTTCCCGAATAAACCCCTAAAAGGGTTCCGTTCATAATGCCAGTAGTTGCCATTTTAATTCAAATTTATTTGTTCTTCTTCTATTACTTGCGGAGCTTCTGCCGGGGCTTCCTCTCCAAATTTTACAGCCTTTCCCGCTTCTATAAGCTCCTGGCCGTATTCGTTTACTACTGTTAAAGTTAGACCTTTAGCTAGCTTCTTACCACTAGGAGAGGTTACTTTTTTTGTTAGTGTTATTTTCATCGCTTAATTCTTAAAATGTACTCCGAGCTGCTTACGTAAGTCTCGGTAGCTGGATCGTTATCTACGTCCAAGTCTATAAACTGTATGCTGTCTATTACTACCCCTTCTACGGTTCCCGTGTAACGGTCTAAAGCCGTTCTAACTTTCTCCGTAAGGTCCGTTAGTTCGCTGTAAGTTTCTGCTGCCGCTACTATGTCGTAGCGTATTTCATCTAAAGTACTTACCCCGCTTTTAGTATCGCTGGGGCTGTTATCTTGTAGTACATATACAACAAAAGGAAAAGCCGCGCCTTGCGCTGCTATCTGCGGGTAAACCTTAGTACCTATTATAGCGCTTACGTCGCTATCATTAGTAAGGATAGAATATATAGCTTTGCCTTCGTTCATTATCTACTGAGCTGGTATATGCTTTGCTTTAGTATTTTTTGCACCTCTCTTAATAGCTGTGCTTGTGTTTGTGCTGCGGCTTTCTTAAAGCCTTTTTCTGCGTAGTTTATGTTACGCTTATTATCCGGTTCAGCTTTTGCCTTTCCTCTAGGTAGTCCGTAATTTACGATAGCAGCATAGTAGCCGTCGAAAGTCTTACCTGCCTTCTTACCCATTCTAGCCCCTACATAACCTAAAAGAGCGCCCCTTTTCCTAGAAGGAAAAAACCCTATAGACCGGCGTAAGTTCCCGCTCTTATTGGTTACTGTGCTCTCTTTGTTTTTCTTTTTAACCGTTCTAGTAGTTACGCTGCTTTTCTTTGAGTCTTTTATAGAAGCCTTTACAGCCGTTACCATTGGTTTAGCTGCCTTTCTTATACCGGCCTTAAATTGCCTAGCTTTCTTACGGTCTATTTCTGCTAACCGTTCTAGCTTCATTAAGGCCTTTTCTAGTCCCTCTACCTCAAAGTAAATGCCGTCCTTCATTAGTCCCTAAGTGTAGTGTCTAAGATTAAATAACGCTCTCTACCTTCTAAGCTTACGCCCTCTATTTCGTAGGTATTGCCGTCCCAGCTTATTTTGGTGGTAGCGTCTACGTCGCTGCGGTATCTAATCGTAAAGCGGACCTTATTAACGCTAGTAAGTCTAGAGGTCTCTTCGCCTTCCTTTACTGTGCGGTAGTCTACTTTAGCCCATACGTTACCCAGGTCGCTATACGTGCGTACGGCCTGGCCGAAGCTGTCCGTACTTACGCTAGCACTTCGTAGCGTTATTCTTCTATCTAGTTTACCGGGATCAATCAAAGCGGAAAACTCTAAACGGGTTTAGTAAGTACTCGCTAGCTGTAGGTAAGCGGTGTACGCTGTCTACTCGCTTCTCGTACATTTCTCCAATAATCAAAAGCATAGCCATTTTTATATTTGCCGGTACGTCCGAAGCTTGAGTATAGCCGCAGGTATAACGAATAATAACAGCGTTTACCGTGTCCTTTGTAGCTTGCCATCCTTGATCGGGCATTATACGCCCCGGCTCGCTTACTAAGTCGGTATTGTAGTCGCTAGCTGTTACGGTCTGCTCTGCTCCGCTGCCGTCTACATACTTAACACTAGCTACGCTTTGTACTGGTCCTCTACTTAAATAGATAATGTTTTTATCCCCTTGGAACGGATCTACTCCCGTTTTATACACCGGGAAGAAGTCGTAAAATTCATCTATTACCGTAGTCAATAAGAACCGCCCTAAGTAGTGCTCCGCTATTTGTGTGGAAGCTTCAATAAGTACCCCTAGTAGAGTGTCCTCGTCGCTAGAGTCTACACGTAAATAGTCCTTAACCTCTTGTACGGTTAAAGCTTTTAAAGTTGCTGGGGTTACTATACTGTAGCTCATTACTTAGCTTTGCGGGTTGTTCTTTTTGTGGTCTTTTTGCTTACTGCTCTCTCAGCTTTAGCCGCTTTCTTCTCCTCTACTACCGAGCAAAAGCCAGCGTTTAAATATCTTTGAGCTACCGCAGCGGGTAGTACTTCCACTTGACCTTTACGGTAGTGGAAGTCTACCCCTGCTATAGCTTGGTTAAAAATAACCTTCATACAAACGTATTAAGCTTGGATCAAGTGCTTAATAGCGCTTGACTGTAGTACGTTACCATCTACTCTACGGTAGCCAATAAAGCCAGTACTTAACTCGTCAGCGAAGCGCTCGTTTAAGCGTAAGATTTGTACGCCGCCGGCTTCGTGAATGTAGTACTGTGAAAAGTCCCCGAATAAGATAGACTTAACTCCCGTAGCTATATCGTCCATATCTTCGTTAATGTAGACTGGCTTACCGAATAACATATCCATTTCACCTACTGCCATTCCAGGAACGTAAGCCGGGAAGTCGTTAGTTTCGCCAAATCCTAAAATACGGATAGCTTTAGCTGTGTTAGAGTTCATCATCCACCCTGCGCCCGGAGCGTTACGGTAAGAAGCATCTACACTATAGAAAAGGTCCATAGCTTCGCTAATTGTAACAGCATCAACAGCAGCAGCAGTTTTACCCAAGCTTGAGCCAGTTACTACACCTTGAGGTGCAGAAGTACCGTTACCATCAGTTAAGCCCGCGTTAATACCTCTCTTTAAGCGGTTAGCCAATTGGCCACCTACAAAGCTAGAAAGGTCAAAAGCGTTATCGCTCATTAACTGGTTTGATACTTGTACCAAGCCCGAAGAATAAGTATAAGGATCAAACTTCACGTTAGTGAAAGTCATATCGCTACGAGTAACTGCGGTAGCCTCTCCTAAGATAGCAGCTACTACTGAAGTATCGTTATTAGCAGGTAAGTTAAACGCTTGGCCGTTAGCTGTGCGAATAACTGTAGCTACTTGCTCAATGTCCGATTTAAATAACTCGGTAGCGCTTACAAAGTCGCTCCAGTTCTCCGGTACTAGGAAGCCTCCTAAACCGTCAGTAGTAGTTACTTGCGCGTTATCTGCGCCAGTACGCAATTCGCCTAAAGCGTTAGCTTCTGCCGGTGTTAGACCGTTAACGCCTCTACGTAAGTAAGCGTTAAAAGCGTCGCGAGCTTCTACTTTAGCAGGTGCTGCATTGTCGCGTACCTCGTCAGCTATAGAAGCTAATTCTTTTTTAAGTTCTTCAGTTCTTTCAATACGAATAGCAGAAGCGCGTAGCTCTTCTACTTCGTTGTTAATAGTGTCGAACTTTTCGTTTTCCTCAGTTGAAAGGTTACGGCTTTCTGCTTTAGCAGCCGCTACCATTCCTTGCATTTGCTCAATAAGAGCAGCGCGCTTTTCGCGCAATTGTTTAGCGTTCATTTTTAGCTAGTTTAATTAAAGCATTATATAAATTCAAGTTTACCTCCTCTTTAGGTGTCTCTCTCGCTTCCTCCGCTTCGCCTTCGCCGTTAGGCTCGGCGCTGCGTAGTCCGCTTGAGGATTGTACGTATGCCGGGTAAACTACGGCACTGACGTCAAATAAAGAG